TTGGTTATTGGCGTAAGGCTAATGCCGTTCATGGTTGGTTTGTCCGTGAGTGTGCTAATGGCGTAGATGAGTGCCAAGAAATACCAGTTAGCAAGATCAAGTTGATGGAATTACAGGCTCTATGCCTCTCGGCTCTAGTAAAGCGAAGCCAAGACCCAGCTCCGTTGGAAGAAACCGAGAGCCCTAAATCCTCAAGGTCAGTTCCAGTTGATGGAGAAAACATTGGCGAGTGGCTGGCAAATCAAATGAAGATGGAAACAACGCTGGCAGTAATGGAGAAACAGTTTGAGGACACCTCAGACCCACTACGACCAGTTGCTGGTTTCTTCTTCGGCGGCACAGAGAAAGACCAGTATTACTATGCCGACCTGCTCCAGACCGCAGAGATTATTGCGGAAGCATTAGAGAACTATCCAGATGGTGAGTTCATCTACCAAGCCAGTTGGTAATCCGTCCAGCGAGCGCCCCTGCCGAAAGGTGGGGGCGTTTCGCATGTCCGGCGCTCGCATTGTTTGTGTTGGCCCACCCGCCCCATTCTCTTTCAGAGGGAACAGTAAGTAAAGAGAGATGCCGGTGAGCTGGGAAGTGCGACACGCCGAGGTTAAGCAAATGCAGGGAAATGTCGGTGAGCCGTAATACAGTTCTCTCACTAGGCAACACCGCCTAGTTATCTGATAGGAGAAATAAATGACAGTTAAGGAAAACCTTACTGTTGGAAGGGGTGTCGAGGCTATTAACGCTCTCGTCAATTCTTTCCAAGACGCCCAAGAGTTCTCACCTGAACTCGTCGCTGATATGGCAGAAGTAGTGTCTGCCGACATCCAAGTCCGAGATTACTTACTCGGTCTGCCCCTAGAACTATCTGTAAAAGATAGTATCCGCTTCGCAGAAGCCATTATTCCCCTAGTGGAAGAGAAGCACCGCGCCCCTTGGTACGCAGTTCTATCTGCTTACCATTACGAGAACGGCGATACTGAACTCGCTTATCTCGCACTTACCGAGTGCCAAAAGTTGGCACCCGAGTATTCACTAGCAAAATTGCTAAATCGTGTCTATGGTGCAGGTTGGCCAGCCCCAGCTTTCGCCAGTATGCGAAATGAACTACATCCAAAGGTCAAGGCTATGTTGGATGAAACCCACGAGAATGTTATCTCTCCTATCGAGTAGGTAAACGGAAGGGAAGGCTCCCCAGCTACGGCTGGGGGGCTTTTTCTTTTTCATGATCCACAGCTGGCGCCACAGCAAAGAGCTGTGCGAAGCGCCAAATGTTTGTGTTGAATGCCCACCCACCCATTCAACCCTAAAGGGTTATATATATAAGAGAGACACGCCGCGACACGCCGACCGGCCAAGGTCCCACACTTTCGTCCGGAATTCGATACTTTGGGTCCGTGGAAATTCCACATCCCTGATAGGAGAAGTTATGTACAAAGTTAAGTACTACGTCACAGACGTAGAAGGTAATGAAGTAGAGAGCGCCACGACTTATACAAATGAAGATTTTGGAAGTTATGTCGATGCTGCTAATTGGTTGAGAGAAGAGAGTGAATGGTTCGTTGAAGCATGCACTATCGATACCAAGAATAACCCTGAGTGCGTTGAGGTTGCGGATGATCTAAAAGTTGTTCGTATTGCTCCTCGCTTAATCAATGAGCCAATCAGAGAGATTCCGCTGCTTGCTGGGATCGAAATTGAGAGCGCTACCCAAAAAGTATTGGAGGTTCAAAATGATTTCCACTTTAGATTCGAAGGCTCCAACTACCAATGGACACAGTTCATCGGCGAGCGTGGCGTTGTCGAGTACTGGAAGAAGGACGGTATACAGTTCGAAGGTGGTGACGACAATGTCGTCTACGACATCTTTGGGGAAGACATCTCTGAAGTATTCAATAACAACCTCGGTATCCACTGTAACCACGTTTACCGCCAGGAATGCCGTCGCTGTGGAAAGGCCGACTAATGCCAACGTTTATAGCCAATATTGTGACTCAGCAACTCTTCATCCAAGCCAGGGATGAGGAGGAGGCTGAGGCCTTATACGATGCCTATTTCAATGAAGAGGACACTGAGGACAAAGTCGAATTCTGCGATTCCAATGTGTTCCACTATATGGAAGTGAGTTCAATGTGAGCGCCCCAACTATCCAGGATGCCCTGGAGTGGATTGATACCCACATACATCCCGAAGGAGATCTGTGTGAATGCCAATGGTGTGTGCTTTATTGGAATCTGATCCTGATCCAAAGAAGCTTGGAGACTAGCTAGTAGCTAATCTCAGCCGGTGCGGGGGCCTATCACCCCGCGCCGGTTTCTTTTTTTAGGGAATGCCTGCTCCCAAAGCCAAATGTTTGTGTTGACCCACCCTCCCCTTATCCCTTCGGGATAGGGTAAACGGAGAGAGATGTCAAGCCGACACGCCGTAAAGATTGTTGCGACACGCCGAGCTAAATCCCAGCTGTGTGGGATCCAGCTAGTAGCTTTCTCCTAGCTCAGATAGGGCGAAGAGAGGAACAAATGTCAACAAAAGAGAGATCCTGCGAAGAGAGAATCGCAGAAGAGATGAAAGAGAGAGAGCTGCAATTCAAAGAGATGATGGAGAATCCCAACCATGATGACTACTTTGATGACCCAGCTTTAGCTATTGATCACCGTAAGCTAACCCGAGTTATCCTCAGTACTGGCGGCCCAGCTGATCGCATTGAAATCGAACATTCGTTCGGTGAAGTGGATGCTGTTTGGTATGTCTACCAAGATTGGTATGACGGCGCTCGCCGCGAAGTATTGTCTTCCAGCCCACTTTGGGCCTATGCTGTGAACCTAATCGAGATGGGAGTAATTGAATGAACCTTATGACAAGAGGGGCCCTGCGCGGCCGCACACTGCAAAACGGTGCCCTATGCCTGGAAAGCTGGCAAATTAACCTGGATGAACACGTAGTACTAGCGTTGCGTGATCATTCCTTTGATCCATATGTAGTTTGGACCTCTAGTGACGACGGTAACTGCTCCCGCGGCGATTACTGTCAGACGATCCAGGAAGCAATTGCATGCGCTGAGCGGAGGGCTGGACTATGAAAAGCGATGCCATCAGCTGGAGCGAGCTCGCAGAGCTTACTCATGAGACACAAGTTGCTAAATTTGGTTTTTGTAGCTGCGAAGACGGTCCGAAGAGCTATTCGGACTGTCCCCGCAAGAGATCCGAGATTGATGACCTGGTCGATACGTACGTAAACACGTTAAAAGACGGCCAGGACGGCCACGATGCGGAAGCTTTGGACCTGATCCATCAGATCTATAGCATGAATGGCACGGAAGCTACCGACGGCGAGTGCCTGGATCTAATGCTGGAGGTATTGACAGAGTGGAAGAGGTACTACTAGTCTGACATTCTCGCCCCGGCCAGCGGCCTATCACGCTGGCTGGGTGCGAGCTCACAGCTTTTGCGGCCGATTCTCGGCTGCAAAAAGTTTGTGTTGGCCCACCCACCCCATTTATTCCTAGGGAATAAGGGAAAGAGAGAGAGGTGATGCGAATCACAGCTGAAAATGCTTGACACAGCCGATCCGGCCGTGATAGCCGAAGAGCTACCGGCCAAGTAGCAATTGTCGACAAAGCTACTTATCGATTCCGGCTACTGCCAAATGTCGACAAAGCGACACTGCGGATATGGCCAGATTTACAGCCCTATGGCAGAGAGAGCTATCTGATAAGAGAGAGAGAGCTAAGAGAGCTCCGACACGCCGAGAGAGCTATATCTTCGAAATACTAGGAATATGGGTTGTCGGAGGGTATTGTCTGCCAGGTAAGTCATAGGTATCTATATGCCTATCCAGTAATCGATATACGATTACCGCGAAATTCACTTACAGATAGAAGATATACCGATGATAAAGGAAGTTCAGCTACCTAAGCTAAACTCACGTAAGAAAGTATCTACCTGCATAATCGATACCGAGACTAATGAAGTACTTGTATATGCAGAATTAACTCCAGCATCTACCAAGCGTATGATTAAGGAATACGCTATCTATGGTATCTATGCAGAAGTGAAGGTGGCATAAATGGCTACCGCGGAATTGACCCTATATAAGGGCTACACAATTGCAATTGACTATGACTCTGATCCACAGAATCCCCGCGAGTGGGATAACTTCGGCACTATGGTATGTATGCACGGCAGATATGCCCTAGGTGACTCATTCCGTATCGATAACCAAGACTTGCATTCATGGCAAGAAGTCTATGACCATATTGAAACTGAGTTAGGTGGCATGGTCATCCTTCCCCTATATCTCTACGATCATTCAGGGCTATCTATCAAGGTAGGCTCATGGAATGGCATAGTCCAACATGCAGGTTGGGATAGTGGGCAGGTCGGGTTCATATTCTGCACCGACGGCGATATGGTCCGTGAAGGTATTGCAACCCTTGACCAAGCCGAAGCCCTATTGCGTGGCGAAGTCAATACCTACGATAAGTATCTTCGTGGCGACTTCTATACCTACCGCATTACCAAGGCTGAGACATGCGAAGCTTGTAATCACACCACGGAAAATTTTCAGGACTCCGTAAGTGGATGGGAGACAGCCGACGATGCTATGAAAGAGGCTATGCAAGTAATCGACTATCTAAGTGGGGAGCGTATCTAATGACTATCCAAGAGCGAGTATTAACTGGCGACTTATCTTTCGATCAGTATTACGCCGAGTATGCCAAGTCCCTGATCCCTACGGATATTGAGGGAGCATCCCACTACCGCGTTAAGGCGCTTAAGTTGTTCGAGCATTCAAGAGGAGTGGCGTGGAAGGCTAGTATCTACTACAACAATAAGAAGATCGGCCAAGTCGATAACGATGGCAACGGCGGATGTAACTTTTATACCTTCAACACGCCTGAGATACGACACGCCTATGAGAGCTTCGTGAGAAGTAATTACCCTGAGACAGTCTATGATCGTGACGATCACTTTATCGAATACCTAATGGAAAGAGACGGCGTTGCATGAACACTGAACACCACTTTATAGTTAAGTACGTATCCGGCATGGGCTGGATGTGGGATATTGCATCCGAAGAGATACGATTCCCGGAAGGCACAGTATGGACCGGCGACCGGTGGGTTATCTCTGATAGCTCACCGGAAGTCAACCAAGCCGACCGAGAGGTATGCGAACAATTAATGAGATCAATTGATGTAATGAACGGAGACTTCTAATGAAAATAACCGCCAGCGCAACTATCACTTATGACACAGATGATGTATTATCTGAGCTAAGACGGGACTATCCGGAAGATAGTTTTGATGAGAAGGACGCCAAAGAGATGATTCACAACTGGATACGTGATGACTTCGGAGGTCTACTGATCGAATACACAACAATAGAAGAGAGCTAATATGGCCAAGAAGATTAATTATACTTTTAGTGCTGATCTAACAAAAAACACCGAAAAGGGTGGCGCATGGATCGGTCACTATGTAATACGTGATGACCAAGAGAGTGCACCAAAGGGTCAGTTCAAAGCATGGGCTAACGCTTCAGCTGGAAAGAGATGGCTGAAAGCAATGGCCGCCGAGCACACACCACGCAAGAGCGTAAAGCTTGAAGCTGGAGAGAAGCTTGATGAAAAGGGTAAGCCAGTAGTATTTAAAGGTTCGTTTGCATATAAAGGAGAAGCTTGATGGATATCTTGCCTGATCCGCTAATTGAACCGATTAGCCCTAGCATCCGTCGAGAAGATATCGACGAAGACGAAGATGATTTTGAGATTGAAGAAGAAGAGTATGACGGAGATTATGATAAACATGCTCTCGACGAGATCCGGTTTGGGTTTCACCAAGATTAACTGAGCTATGAGAGAGTCAAAGCGGTCCTAACCTTTCTTACGCCAAGGATAGTCATGATCGGTCCCTATCAACCGTAGCTATACCTGCTCTCAAATAGAAAAAGCCCCCTGCTTCTCACAGGGGGCTTTTAACTTTTAACTATGGTTTTGGTACTTCACAGAAGTCAGTACTGCAATACTTCTCACCGATCGCATCGGCAGCCATACCGGCGTACACGTCAGTAAAGTCAATAGGCAATAGCTTTAATGTGTATTCATCGTAGACTTCTTTAGTTGTCTGCGTGTACGGCATTTGAGGATACACAGCGTTACCCATTGGTAGGAAAGAGACAGTCTTTAGCTGGCCATCGAACATATGTAGCACAGTGCCAACCGCATCCTTTTCTTTCTCTGCATCGAAAGAGATAGTTACTGAAACTGAGTTATCAGACCAGTAACGCTGAGCTGTAGCGGCAAGAGAAGTCTTTTCATAGATTGATACGTCCTTCTCTGATCGCAAAGCTTGTGACTTGATTGGAAAGAACACTACGCTTGTAGTCTTAGGTGACTCACTAGCTGGTTCTACCACGTAACCGGATGCTTTAAACAAAGGAAGCATTGGATCATCGTTAGCAAAGCGGATAGCTCTCATGAAGTATTCTCCGCCCGGTGTCCAGTGGACTCCAGGTGATTCACCGGCTAGGATCGATACAGTTCCGGATGGCTTTACAGTTGTAGTCTTAATTGACTCACGAATACCCAGCCATTCAGAATAGGTCTTGTCGTACTGCTGGACTGAGGCGTAACCTGCGTCCATCCAGTCACGAAGTGTTGGCATACCTACACGATCTGCAAAGTTAGCTACACCGGACATTGAAGTTCCGATACGGCGATTGCGTTGCATGATTGCATTGGTTTCTTCCCAGTGAGTAGGAAGGAGTGTTACAGTTTTGGCATATAAATACGCAAACTTTAATGTGCGCTTGAAGTCTTCAAGTGAGTCATGTCGATTGAGGTATGTCTCTACCAAAGTACAGCATTCAAAGCTTTCAAGTGATTGTTCAGCGCATGGGTTGTACCCCGCGGCTCTGTGGTCCTTATTGTTTACTGGATCAATTAGACGGCCATACTTGCGTGTGACGTCCATCCAAATAACTCCAGGCTCACCATTGAGTGCAATAGCTTCAGTGATCTGGCTGAGGTCATCGCCAACACAAACTTCGACGCTGTTGTTGCTCATCCAGGCCCATCCTGGGTTTTTTGGATCATACGAGTTACGCTCTGGGTATACCTCAGCGTTCTTTAGGTTTAGAAAGTCTTTATCATCAAGACGACCCATAAGAAGCTCAGCACTACGGCGGACATTGCCAGATACAACGCACACTCCAATAAGGTTGCCAAGATCCGCGATGTCTTTACGAGTAAGTTTTTCACCGGCACGTCCCTTAAAAATAGATCGGATGTAATTGTGTAGCTTCTCTAACGGCTCGTGTCCGGCCGCGGTTCCGCCAAAGGTTTTAATCGGAGTACCGGCTGGTCTGATCTGTGTGTAATCAAATACTGGGCTCTTCTGATCTGGTTTAAGGTAGCTGTTGATGATGAGCGCGACTGACTCAACCCAACCTTCACGGGTGTCTGGGATAACGATTGGTGCGGTGTCTGGTTCCGGTGCATAGATGGTAAATTCCTTATCTGCGCCCTTGTCATCGAAGCCAACTCCCACGCCAAGCATGGAGGCTTCCATAAGGAAGGCGAATGGTTTTGCCGGATCAAGCTTCGTCATTGAAGACGTTGATACGAATGAACAGTTCTGTAATGCCGCTGAGTTCTTCTGCTCATTGACGAGTGGTGTACCCATAACCCAAAGTCCGCGTCCTGGCGGGGTCCACTTTAGATTGAACAGGCGATCAAAAGCTTCTTTAGCTGATGCCTGAGCTTTAGCGTCTGACCAAGGTAGTCGCTGAGCTTTTGCGTGATCCTTTTGGATCGAGTACATGCCATTGATGACCCGCTCGCAAACGTCAACCCATGTCTCTTTGGTTCCGTCAGCTTTTAGCCTGGAATAAGTTCGAAGGAAAGTAATCTCTCCTACTGAATTACCGGCCGCATCCGCATACCCCCAAGGTACTTTCTTCTCCTTGTATGAGCTTACGAAGTCGTCTGCTAAACGAAACGATAGTGACATTTGTAGCCTCCCGTGTTAAGTGAAAATATAGTTTATGTACTTTAAAGCTGTGGTTCGTCGTGAAGGACGTTCCAGGTTATGCTAGTAGCCTCTTATCTGATAATAGGAAACTACTTTTCTTCGGTTAAATCCTTAATAATCCTGGTTGTCTGCTCCTCATTTAGACCCCCAGCTGGAAGCTCATTGAGTACCTGAGCTCGTTCTCCGAAGATGGAACTTAGCACACCTGCCGACCCTTGTCGCTCCACCGTCATGCGAATAAACTCACGTGAGTCATCCAATTCTTTGGTGGTTTTGATTAACTTAAACAGGCGATCAATTTCTTGCGAAACGTTCGGATCTGCGTATCCACCGTTCATTTCTTCAGCAAAACGCATAAAAGCAACACGTTGACCCTGCATTTCTATGATGGCATTGATCAAACTCTTTAGCTGTTCTTTGGTCTTTACCTCTACCGGTAGGTTGAATGCACAGGTACTTTGAGGCTTGAAAGCCGGGCAATTTGAGGCAACAAAACAGGTATCGCATGCCCGCAAACTGCTAGCTTGGGACTGGATCACAGGTATATCTTTAATGACTCCGTGCTCGTCAACTTCGGTCTTTACGTCGTATCCAAACACCGGTAAATTGACAATTTCGTCTGGGTTTCGTGGTTCAAGTTTCCGCATCTGAACACCCTTATTATCAGATACGGCGGGGGTCATTTCCCCACTTTGCTCCACTTCACTCCCCTCACTATTATCAGATAACAGCTCGTCATCTTCGCTATGGTTCATTGTGTTTATCCTCATTTCAAACTGCTCATATGACCATACCGCGAGCTTACACACCTCTTGGGGATCGTCTTCTAAAATCTTATTTGCATCGAGTCCGGCCTTAGTGTAAACACCTTGGTACCGAGCTCTAGCTTGTTCTTTCATCTTCTTTGGGTAGCGTACTAGCCTAGTGCCATCCCAGACTATAGTCTCGCCATGCAACATAGGGGACATCCATGACATGGTGCTAGCTGACTCAACCTTAACTTGGCGTAGGTTATCCGGTTTAGCACAGCCCAGCGCATGGAAACGGGTTCCGTCTTGTATGACGTGAGCTCTTGTAGCGCTTGCAAGCTGGGAATTAGACTCTATCGCATCCCCAGGTATGGCTATATCCAAATACACGTCTACAAGCTTCTTGAGGCCTTTGAGGCCCGTTTGCGGGTTCCACACAGGCTGGAATTTACCTGGCGGGACCTCAGACCAAGCGGTCTTTCTTTGATTGTCGACAAAGTCTTCTGGTACCCATTCGCCATTGATCTCTGTAAAAGCTGTAAGACGATCAATATTGTTGGCAATAAAGTCCTCGTACTCCGCGGCAAATACCTCTAGGTCTAGCCGATCTAACCTTGTACCCTTTGGGATTCCCGGATGGACATAAATATAAAAGTCCTTGCCAAAGTAGTTTTCTAGAAGGTAATCACTCTTCTTGGGCAGGCCGCGCTTCATTAAACGCCAATAGCTGACCCCAACATGGTTAGCTGTTGTGGTCTCCAGCAGGGTTCGATTACTTGGTACTTCTGCGCCCAAGTAAATAATTTTCATTCTTGGACCCGGGGATCTTCTACAAACGACTCTTGCTGTTTAACTATCTCTTCAACAATATCTGACCAGCTTTTAACGCCTTGACGGCTATCCGGCCTAAAATCTTCTTTAATGTAGCTTGGCTGTAAAAACATCAAAGTTGTAATTCCTGCCTCCAGTAGTCGCTTACCCAATACTGGATCGGAGCATATCACCATCTCAACCGGACCTTGCGAGCGCACCCACTCGACCTGTCTCCATTCTGGAAAATCTGTCATTCCAGGAATGTCGGTACCGATTAGATCATCAAGTTTATTTATCTTATGCTGTTTTAACCAAACGTCATCTTTTTTCTTGTCAGCACACAAAAGCAAAACTTTATTATTTTCATTTAATAATTTGTATAAACCAAGTCCTTGGTAAATAGGGCTTCCGGTATGGCTACGAAGTACGCCATCTAAAAACATTACAAACGCCACAGTTTATGCTCCAATGTAGTTGGGTGAATATTATCGTTTAGCTGATAAGGCGCGTCTCACTAAAGTACTTGCGTCTGGTAGTTCCATGCCATAAGTTGAAGCCTCAAATTCTTTTTTGCTCTTTGTATTTAATTCTTTAAGTTGTTTTAATGCTTGAATAGTTCCGGCAGACTTTCCTGACTGCCAACGATAGTTAGCTACATCAGAATAACCTTGACCGCTTGGGCTGAAAGCTGTCTTTCGACCTTGGTGGATCATATCAAACAGAGCTGACCCCTGCTCTACCGCAAGCTTTAATGCAGCTTCAGCATTTCTTCTTGAGCTGTCAGTAGTTGCAGACTTAATATCGTTTAATGCTTTGGTATATCTTTCTAGAATTTCCATAGTAAACGAAGTGTCTCTAGTTACTGTCTGATCCCACGCTTTATTGATTGGAGCCTTTTTAATTTCCGGCGCTACAGTCCAATCATCAGTTGTTAATGAGTAAGCGGCATAAGGCTTTATTGATCTAATATCAGACTTTACGTTTACATAAAAGGTAAGCTCGTATGCTTCTAAAAAGTTTTCTGTTATTGGGTGAAGTTCGTTTCTAAAATCTTCGTTAAACATGTCTGCAATCTGCTGGTCACTCAAAGCCTTGTACTCTGGGTTGGTCTGGCGGAACATAAGATAGTTCACGCCGATCAAACAGTCTAGGTCCGCTGGAGTTCGAGCGGCCGACCATTGATACGACACAGCTGACCCAGCTAACCAAACGTGTAGGTAAGCTTCAGGGTGATAGTAATGCTTACGCAAATGCTCAAAAAGGATACGTAAAATTGCCGACCTAACGGCTGGAACCAATTTGTTATCCCTAAACAATCTAGGATCTAGGCCGACGCCTGGGGTGCTGAAATAAGAAGTTTCAGAAGGGACTACCTCGACTGGGGTCGCCTGTGCAACCAACGCATCGTAGTAGTTCATTTAACTATTATAGTTCTTTTTCCTTCTGTTCTTTGTAGATAACGTCCAAACGACGCATCTTTTCTTCATCATTCTGCACTTGAGGCTTTGTCATATATCCACACTCATGGTGTGCATTAATAAATGATTGTGCCCAAACCATAGCAAGTGTTTCGTTGTCCGAAGTATCAGCTTGAAACGATGCTTCGCATTTGCAAGTCATCTCGATGAACATACGGTGTCCTACCTTCCATGGGGTGTAGGTACAGTATACCGCTTTAGTCGGTAGCTGTTCCTAGTGAACCCAATGGGTTAACGGTGCCATTTTGGAGGTTTTCAATGACTGTACCGGCAATTTCCTCACGAATTAGGGCTTCGTACAGCTCACGGGAGGCAATCTTCATGTCTAGGAAGGTGGCTTGACGGGCTACCTTAAAAGGCTTGGTCAAATCACCAACAGCTCCAAATGATCCGTTTGGCTTTTGGAACAAAATAAAAGCAATATTTGCTTCTGTTACTTCTACCGCGTCTTCGATCGGTGCTGTGTTCTCTTCGCTCATTAGTTGTATAGTCCTTTTTCTGTATAGGCTTTCTTTTGTACGAACGACTTTACCACACAAAAGTCGCAAAGGTAAGTTTTGACCTTGGACTTGCCTAGGCCAGCATCCTTGCGTTCTGCGTCAGTCTTTGGTGTTAATACTTTACGGTCGGTCTTGTAATCAGCGCAATCAGCCTTTGGCCGGTTGTGCAGGGCATAACAACTCATGGCGTCATCTGAAAAAGTAGCTTTGACGTTATAGAAGTCTGTACCGAATACGTCAAGGCCACTGGACCCGCCAAGTAGCTGAGCTTTGATCTGTTTTAATGTGGACTCGCGTCCCTCTTTAGACATCCAGAAAAATGAATCGCAATCAAAGATGCGGCCTACGTGGCCCTTTTCTCCATGCCAATCAACAAGCGGAGGTAAAAATGGATTATCGGATTGATCATACTTACCATCACCTAGATACTTGCCTGTTTTGGTGTATGGAGCTTCTTCGATAGTTTTGCAGGTATAGCAAACAACTATGTTAAGTAGATCTTCGCCTTGTTTTAATTTACTTGCCAATTTATGCTCCTAATTGTTGGACCGAATACTATCGTACTTTAGTGGAACATGTCCCCTTCACGGGCTACGGATCCGCGGTCTAAGAATATTCGACGGCCGTTTTCAAATTCGTCAGCTCTTGGGTTTCTGTTTTCAATTCCTGCTGTGCCACGCATATCAAGGGTGTTTTCGTCAGCCTCAGCAAAGTTAACATGTCCAGCACCTGGATAAAATGGGGCATTGTAAGGAGCTTGATCACCCTCAACTCTTACAGTGTAATCTGCTCTGTTTCTTTCTGGGTTTCTATCCATACCAGAATTTCCACGCATAAAACCTAAAGCTGCGCCCATGTCTTGAAGGCTTCCAACTTGACGGGCTGCGTCTGGTCCGCGATCCGGTAGACGATTAAACATTAGTTGCTACCTGGGTTTACTTTTGCTGGCTCTTCTGAATTAATAAAGCCATAGTTCATGTATGGGTGCAGTCCAGCGCGGTTCTTAACCACGAGCTGGTCGCCCATGCCGGCATCAACAGTTGTGTTTGGACGGCGCTTACGATACTTGCCGTCTGTTGCGCCTTCTAATAGTTCAGCGTTTTCTGAACGTGCTTTACGAACTGTCATGCCATTCGGCCTTTCACTAAGTTAACCTTCTTGCGTCGACTGCAAGATGGGCAAAGCTGATCTTCAATACTACGCAATGATTGTAGTGGGTTCATTGTCATTCCACACCCTGTACAGCTCTTGGAACCGTTATAAATAGTCTCCAAGGACACATCTGTGGCTCCGGCCATGCCTTCGCCCATACCATCTGTAAATAGACCAACGTCGTTTTTCATATAGCACTTCCCAATGTGTTTCGGCTTGTTGACTGCGTTGTGTTAGGGGTCTGGCTAAAGTCAGACTCTACACGTTGCTGTCCGCGGCGCGGCATATCAATTATATCCTCAACGCTAATCTCGTCCTCGCTATACCCGTATCTGGCTGGGAATAGCTGAATCTGTGGAAGCGGTGGGCGAACAAATTCTTGGATCTCTTCAGCTGTCATGTTTAATGCCGCTAGGGATTGGCTCAACAAACGCTCTTGATTGCTTTGGAATGGCCCAATATATTCTTGAGGTGGGTAAGCCGCCTCTAATGGAGCTGTCCAAGGACGTGGAGCATAAACCCCATCAGAATATCTACCGGCCATTACTTGTAACCCCCTGGCATTGTTTGATCCTGTGTTGGGTTAGACGAGTTAATCTTTGGAACTCTATTTGGATTAGACGAGCGATCTACCGGAGTAGTAACTGGTGATTGAATAAGTGAATTCATTTTACTTCCAAGCCGGACGCATACGAGCCATTTGATCAACACGTCGCTTATCAAGTGACTGCGGTGAAGTGCTACGCATGTTAGCTTTACCATCATTTGGTAGGTGTGGAGCTGGAGCGGCCATTGCATTTTCTACACCGCGTTGAACGCGATAAACATTGCCATCTTTAACAGCTTTCATCTGTCGTGATATTCCCCTAAAGTTTTCTAAACCTTCTGGGTAATAGTAATCTGACGCATCAATGCGTTCACCGCGGTGAACACCACGTTGATATGAACGCTGACCAATGCGTACCTTTAAACCATCTAATACTTTATCTGAAACGCTAGATGGGCGCCCACGGTCATCACGGCGTGAACGAATGGTGCCTAAATAACCGTCTGGATATTCTGCTTGTGGTTGGCGACCGACACCCATTCGGGCAAAGTCAAGCTCAGAGCGAGCGATAGGAACTCCGCCTCCGCCGTACGTGGTATTAGTACCATACATACCGGAAGCGCCGAGGTTTTGTATATTTTGATGTGGTGCGCCCATGTTCCTATGGTAAGCGGTTTTCTCCTGCTAAAACTGCTAAATCGCGTCGTGGATCATAATCTGGACCAACAACTAATGAAACAATACCGGTTGGTGACTCTAATCCGCTCTTGTCGCGGAACCAGGCGCTTCCGCCATCCATAGCTGGCACTTGGATCCACAATCGTGGACCAATTTGGTCTGCTCTAAAGTGATGAAAGTGTCCGGTCATTAATACATCTGAATATCCTACCGGTGTACGACCTGTCGCTTGGCCAGCAATCCACTTGCCCATATCTTTTGATTGGTGCCCATGTGCTAAACCTAAAATTGTTCCACCTAAGTCAATAGCTAGTGTTGCATGATCAGCTGACGGATATCTAAACACTACGTGTGACAAAGCTGGGTTTTCTGCACAAGCATCTTGAACTGCCGCGGCTACTTCAACTTGCCATGAATCTGTTGGATCAGTCATCATAATTCTATGTGGCTCATCGTGGTTACCTGGAACTACTGGGATAATTAACTCTTCACACAATGGTGCAAAAGCTTTTATCCATGCCATAAGGATGCGACGGCCGACTCGTACTTGCTGCGTGACTCCAAGATCGCTTCGTCCAATGACCCTGCCACCTTGTGAAGTACTTCCTTCAATGCAGTCTCCGAGTTGAGGTAACACAACTGTACCAATCGGTCTTCCAAGTGCGAGTAACTCTTTGTGTCTTCCAACAGCTTCATCAATTGCAAGCAGGACTCGTCTAACTGTTGCTTCAGTACCCCCATTTGCGTCTTTTCCATATTGAGTGTCTCCAATAGCATAGATAGCAAATAGTGGGCCTTTAGGAGCCTTGGTAGGTCTTGGTTTATAGTCATTGATCTCCTCTACTAAATCATCATAATCTATATCGTTCTTATCGTTTACGTTTTTTGCTGGCTTGATCGATACTCTAGCAGCTTCTAACCATTCACCGTCATATCTTTGCCAACGGGACTTTCTTATACTAATTACTTCCCATGTTTCTGGGTCTAAATCAAAATCTTTAAATAACTCTACCGCATCAGGTAACTCACCGGCATTTCTTGGGGTTGATATGAAAAACCCGCCATCTTCGCTAATATCTAACCGAGCTCTCCACTCTTGTGGAACGTTTGATGCTTTTAAATCTGAACCTGGGTTTGAAAGGTCTCCTATTGTTTTACTTAATACCTCTGACAAACTTAATTTTTCCGACATGAACAGTAACCTCTCATATGTTGTCTAAAAGCAGTAATTTTAAATGGTAATTTTTCTTGTTCTGCAAGCTCGCTATACAAATTTGAACAAACAATCTTACTTTCATTTTGCATTAGTAGCGCAAAAGCTTGCTGTTCTTCATCTTTAAGCCCGTTGATCCAAGTTGCAACAACGCACTCAAAATCCACTTCTTCTAAATGCTTCTTCAATATGTCTAACATTTACTCTCCCTGTTGGCATCGTGGTGAATGCCTGGTGCATAACATTAGCACACAATGGGCAAAAAGGACATGAAAAAGGAGCAGTTTACGTGGCCATGCTCAGGGCCCTTATCGAAGGTAGCGACCTTGCGACAAACTAAATATACACTACTTGATCTTGATTGTCTTTGGCTTTAGTTCTTCTGGAAGCTCTCGCTCCACGTTGATGGTTAGTAGTCCGTCTTTTAAGCTAGCGTCTTTAACTGACATATACTCCCCAAGGATAAACTGCTGGGACCATTGACGTTCAGCAATACCTTGGTGTATAACCTCAGTGCTAGTAGTAATTTCTTTTACCTTGCTCTTAACTGTAAGGATGTCCTTTTCAACCGTGATCTCGATGTCATCCTTTGAATAACCGGCAACCGCGAGCTCAACTTTATAGTTGTTCTCGTCAATCTTAAGCAGGTTATATGGGGGAAACGAAGCAGGCTTCTTGTTTTGAGCTAGTGGCGCCCAGCGCTGAAGCTGATCATGAAACCCTAAGAAAAACTGATCACTAAATAGTGAAGGCAGGGTTACGGTTTGAACAGTATGAACTGTAGGTTTTTTAATGTGTTCCCACTTTTCTGTGGGCCATTGTTGGTGCATGCCTGATGCCATAATATATCTCCTTAGACGATATAAGTTAATTGGGCCTCGGATGAGCGCCCGGTAAAATAATAACACCCCGCCTGTTAGGACGGGGTGCTATTGGTAATACTTTTTAGTAGTTAGCTGCGCCTTCAGAAAATGAAGGTGACTGACGGTTCTTTGCAGGCTTAATAATGCGACCGTTGCTCTGTGTTGCGCCAGCTTCTGGAGCTACTGATGCTTGGTACTTTACGCTAATGCCGTAACGAGCACCTCCGCGAGCACCTTGGCTAGTTACCTTTGTACGTGAAGGCTTAGCTTGCTTGTACGGATCAGTTCCGCCCTTAGCGTTGCCAGTCTTCTTTACAAGTGTTCCTCGTTCAGGAGCTGCTACTCGTGCTTTTGCGCTTGAAGACGCTGACGGCGACATTGATGCCGGCGCAAGTGGCTTCGAGTTCTTAGTTGAATCTTTCATTTGGTTTCCTTTGGCCTAAAGGGGTTTCATTAAAGGTACGGTATATCCGCTATAAATACAGGCTTAATTCGCAACAATCGAAAAGACAATAGCGCTAATAGTGCCATCGTGGCTTTCAATAGTGGCAAATCCTGGAATACAAGCTAGATCGATACCTCTTGGGGCGGTGTATCCACGGGCGATAGCAATAGCTTTAACTGCCTGGTTTACGGCCCCTGCACCTACGGCACGGATCTTGCACGATCTTGTTTCATATACGCTGTGAGCAATTGCTGAAGCTACAGCTTGTGGGTTACTTCCTGCGCTTACGCGTAGAACGTTCTCATCTGTTGATTCGGTCATGTGATACCTCGGTTTACGAATAGTGGGCCCCGCGGTAATTATTATGAGGGAATTACAGGTATATGTAAGGCTAAACCTAATCTATAGGGGTTGGTGCGGTGGCTAAAGTCCCGCAAAGGGCGCACTCCATATCTAACATATACAGGGAAATTTGCCCATCTTCGAACATGGCTTTAACGTTCCACAATGTGGACCCGCAAATACAAACCTCTAAAGGCTGATCTTTATCTCTTAGGTCTAACAATGAAGTCTCCTGCTACATGTCGCGCCACTTCAATGTATACCTCAGCATTAGAAAACAGATCCTCCGGATGGTATAGCTCATCTGGTTTACATCCCCAATTGTGTTTTAAATACTCTTTTAGACCTGGCACCAAATTGTCGACAAATTCTCCAGGGGTCATGTACCCCAATTCTCTTAACTCTTCTTCGTTACGTTTCTTACTCATTGACCGCCCCAACCTCCGCCTTTAAAGTGCACTGATGGAGGGGTAAAGACTTTAGTCATAAAGTTTCCGCACTTATCGCACGTTGGTCGTGTAGTTGCGTCAAACGCTATGTGTAGCTCTACAGAGCTATCACAAGGTATGCAAGCAAAATCATATTTAGGCATTACTTCTCCCGAAACTTTGGATCCTGTAGCTTATCGTACACCTCTTTTTCATATGCCAGCGTGTGGGTGCCGGATACAAGGCGAGCTAAGGCATACGAGTCTGCTGCATTATCATCGGTAATGTCGACATTCCATTTTTTGTAAACGTGCAATAACATTTGGCTTTTTGGGACACCCTGCCCTTTGCCGGTAACATATTTTTTAAGTGTGGTTGGTGGAACAATAAGCGGGTAAATGCCAAAATCTAACAAAGTTAATTTAACCATGCCACCAAGCTCTCCCAGCATATTAGCCATCTGTGATCCAAACGCGTAGCCTTCCATAGCTACATCCTCAACTTTATTAAATTCGTATAACCAATTCATCACATGAGTTTGTATATCCCGTAACCGGTTAATTCCGCCTTTTTCTGACTTATACACTTCGCAATAAAAAGCGTCGTCTTGCAGTGCGGTTATAGCAAATCCGCTATAAGACTGGTCTATACCCAAATAAACTGGGCGCTCCCGGTCAATTGAATTCTTGTGAAATACTTTCACGGCGTGAGCCAAGGGGCCCTACCGACGGCTTTATTAAGGTTTACGCGTCGAGTAATCTCACGGTTGATAAACGAAATATCTTTAGAAAGCTTCTCGGACATCATTTGAATCAAGCTATGGTAATTAGACAGCTCTTGGTATTTATCTGCTTTATCACGGTAAACCTCATCTACCTCAATCTCAGCATCTATAAGGGCTACTGCTTTCCCGCCAGCCTTCATCGTTAATTTTTTTCTAGCCTTCTCTATAACCATTTCTTTTTCAGCTTCAGCTTTATCTGTATGTGCACACCATACTTGTAAGTTAATAAACTCTAAGTAAGCTACATACTTTGCGTACAAATCCATTAGGTTTTCATCGCCCATAGACGTTACATCTTCTGGCAGTGATGGGGGATCGTAGCTGTAGCCTTCGTTTAAGGACAACCCTTGACCTTTTAATCGACTAATAGCTCTCTTGCTAGCTTCTGCTAGCTGTAACTCAATTGGACTCATCTTCGTATCCTTTGCATTTGGCACATCCTGTAGCAGCTATGTTACACGCAGGGGCTACCTTGGCGTCAACCGCATCACAAATCATCTTTGCTGCGTCAAACAATTCGGTAATACCAAAATCGCTTTTAGGAACTACAAACTCTTTAGCTTCCTGGTTTGCTTTTGACTCATAAATAAGCACAGCTTCTTGCGGCACATCTTTGTATCCCAGTAACTCAGCAAGTTTCATATAAATCTGTACCTGGGTTATGTGCTTCATAAAAGGCTCTTTAACAGCCTTCCATGTCTTTTCTACATCGTTATTGTTTTCTTTTAAAAGTTCAGGTACTTCATATCTTAGGGTTCCGGCACCAACTGATTTAATCTCAAGCATTAGTGGGTTTCCAAAACCCTTTAACCAGCCATCAGAATGACCAGATATCTTTAATGGTTCGTAATCTAAAGGTACTTCGTTATAACGTAAATACTTTGGATCTACTTTATGATCTGACGGTACGCCCCAAAAAGTATCTTTACAATCTGTGCAATACCACTGGCCATATAACTTATCCATCTCTTTAAACCAGTTTTGCCATTTAGCATGAATAGCGTGTCCTTCTTCAAACACAGACAACAGCTTAAATGAATAACTGCGAGCATTGGGCTCTCTACCGGTTAAATGAAAATATGATGCTCTGTAACACCAATCAGATCCAGCCATTTCTGATGGGTGTAGAACATTTGTTCGACGCGAGTCATCGCGTGGGCTAGATAAAACGTGACGCTCAACTGATGCTAGTACCCTACTTGGGACCTTTCCAGCAGCTATAAAATTCTTTAATGATCCCGTAGGTTTGTATGCGCTCATTGGGGTAATCTATCACGATTTACGTGTGTCTACCCACTCCTTAAACGTTAGCCCAGCTTTTTTAGCTTTACGTTTTAACGCATTTCTTTCACGGTGGGACATACCGCCCCAGATACCGTGCTGTTCATCCATCTTGTCTGCATACAACAAACATTGTTTACGAACAGGGCATTCTGGTAATCCATCTTTGCCGTAGCAAACTGCTTTAGATACTTCTGCTATGACTCTGTATTTAGATTTGTCTCTGGGAGGGAACCAGAGCTCTGTGTCCATGCCTCTGCACTTGGCTTTGTATCGCCAAGGTTCTGGTCCTGCGTTGTCGTACAAGTATGCTCCTGAAGATTCTGGCGCAGTTCCAGAAAATCATCTTCAGTTAAGATAACGTAATTCTCGTTATTCAAACTAATTCCGAGGACCGGAGTCCGACTGTCAAGAATTGCTTCTTTAACAATCTTTTCCAAAACCGCCGCTTTGACGGTAAAGGAGGCTTTGCCAGTCCACTTATGTTCAATTAACAAATCAGTGGAACGCACATCACCTTTCCGACTCCAAAAAGCTCCGCTTGCAGCACTACGCTGCCCGCCGATCTTTTTAGCTAATCGGTCCTCATGCTTCTTAGATTCTTTTTGGCCCTTACTCTTCATGAGCAAACTTAGATCCCGCTTTAATGGAATCTAAAACATCCCGTTCAAGGGCCTCTTTGAGATCAATCTCTTCCCGTATTGAGCTAAGCATAGCATCACTACCCTGCCACTGTCGATCGGCATAGCGGTAGTAGGCTCCAGCTCTAGTAATCACCTTGTTAATAATTCCCATAGCAACTACCTCTTTAGCAAAATCAAACTCTCCAGCCGGAACGGTTTCTCCCTCTGAAAAGTAAAAATCAACTGTAGCCACTTGGGATGGAGCTGCTGACTTATTTTTAATAATACGGGCTTTAATTGATTGCCCAATACGTCGTTTTTCTTGACCTGTACCAGCTTCAATCCACTCATCGCGTCTAACCTCGGTACGAGTAAAGAAGGCGTAGTCCTTTCCAAGACCACCTGGTGTGGTTCTAGGATCCCCATACATAACGCCAATCTTCATACGGTATTGGTTAATGACAATCCCAATAAATGGTCGTTCTGGGGCAATTAATGATCTCCTAGAAGCCTTACCTACCTTACGGAAGAACTTGTTGGTCAGGAGGGCACCACGACCTACAGTTGATTCCTCCATCTCCTTATCGTCCTCTGCTGAAGGGACCAAGGCAGGTAAAGAATCAATAACAATACAATCGACCGCTTTACTTTCTGCAAACTGAATAACCGCTTCATAAGCTTCCTCCATAATATTAGTTGATACGACATAGACACGTGAAGCGTCAACGCCACAAAGTGCTGCATAACCTGTTACCCACTCTTCAGCTGCAACCCATACTGTTGTGAACTCTGGATTAAGTTTTTGATTAGCCGCAACAGTCTTTAATGCAAGTGCAGTTTTTCCATTACTAGCTTCACCGATGATCTCGTGCCATTGATTAGGGGGCCAGCCGCCGCCTAAAGCTACGTCAATAGAAAGTGAACCGCTAGTAAATCTTGCTGGGGGATCAATGATGTCTGATCCTTTAACAATAGTTCCTGCGCCAAGCTTCTTGTTAATTTTATTAATTACCGCTGTTGCGTCTGCATTCATCCTAAGTGTCCAATGATTGTTGTTGGGTTAAATCCGCCGGTTGGTACTTGTGTAGCTGGTGTAATAGGTCCCCCTGATTGGCCTCCTTGGCCAATAATACCAGTACCTAAACCACTACCAGATTGTTGAATTGGATAACCGCAATCATAACAACGAGCTTTAGCTCCCTCAAGACTTGCATAATTTCCACTACCGCAACCAGGACAACGTGGAGCTTGTGGTTGTGATTGTTGCGACGGAGGATACGTCGGTTGTTGAGGTTGTACATATTGCGCCGGTTGTGGTGCCACATATTGTGGTTGTGGTGTTGATTGTTGATTTGGCTGTGCACCTAATTTATTTGCCCACCAATTACTGCTCATCTATATCCTCCATGTTTATAAACCCAGTAGGTACTGATGTTGGGTTAATTATTTGTAAGTTAGTACCTACAGAAAAGGTACCGACTAACGTTGATAATGCTACAGCTTTAAACAGACTGTGCATAATTTCAGTTGGCATTCCGTCTGCAAGCGCTGATAATTCTGCGGAATCATCAATCTCTTTTAGTTGAATGGTTGTAAGAATGTTGGCACTGATCTCTGCCATTTGCTCTAAAAACGGCATGTATTGTTGAATGGCAAGTAGTCTGTTATCGCTATCCTCTTGCTCTTTAATATGTCCTTCTTGGCTGACCCGGTTTAGACCGATTAGCTCAGCTAGATCATTCTCATCATACAAAGACGTGTCGTACATATACCAGCGGACAATAGTGCTTACTGGGATATCTACCCTATGAACCACATATTCATCACGATTAAATAGACGACGGAGCCATTTCACTTAGCATCTCCCCACTTTTGGACAACCGCCATGTCTGCTACCAATGGTATAGGCAATAGGTTAATGCCTTCCATAGCCTCTTTAATTGCGGCTTTTGTATCCTCAACTAGGTTATCCGGGGTAAGGGTAACAATTTCATCGTGTACGGTAAGAATGATATTTGCCCCTTTGGGAAGAAGGTCTTGGGCTCGTATCATAGCAAGTTTAATAATGTCTGCGGCTGACCCCTGGATACGTGTGTTAAAAGCCTGACGTTCAGCGCTTGCCTTAAACCCTATGTTCCTAGACGTAATATCCGGAAGGTAACGGCGCCTGTTTAAAATCGTTGTCACATAGCCCAAGTTCCTGGCAACCCCTATAACTGTAGTTTTGTACTCATTAACCGACGGGAACTTCTCAGCAAAGTCATTAAGAAGCTTTTTAGCTTCGGGAACCGTACAGCCAATAGATCGTGAAATCTTGTCTGGCCCTACTCCATAAGCCATAGCTAGTACAAGTACTTTACCGGCCTTGCGATCTACTCCCATAGTGTTACCTACGGTTGTATAAATGTCCCCGCCAGTTAAATAGTTATCCATCATGATTGGATCTTTAGACATAGCGGCAATAACACGTGGCTCAATCTGTGAGTAGTCAGCTACTACAAGCTTGTAGCCTTCTGGTGCAATAAATAAATTTCTAATAGCTTTACCGTGCTCGGTATGCGGAGCCGGTACGTTCTGTAGGTTTGGGTTACGGCTAGAAAATCTACCGGTCTCTGCGCCCCATTGAATAAAGTCTGCGTAGATCCGGCCGTTAACAAGTAAGCTCTCACGCTCTTCTGTCTTAGCTTTTCCGTTAGTAGTCTTTACCACTTCACCACCAAGATATGGAATTACGTAGGTGCTCAACAATTTATTTAAATCTGAGTATTTTAGTAGGGCATCTACCAGCTCATCTTTACCTCTAAAATCTTCTAAAGCTTCAGCTGATACTGAGTAATCTTTATAAGTTAAAGACTGCTCGCCCTTCTCTTTAGCTTTCTTCTCACCTTTACCGGTAAGCACGTGTGTGCGTAAACCGCGGCAACCCTCCTCTTTAGGGCCATAAAGCACATACTGCTTATCGCCATTCGAGTTCATATTAAAAATGCCAGCTATGGAATAAATCTCTGCTTTTACTTGTTCAACTTCTTCACTTAACTTATCGTACAAAATCTGTAGTTGATTCATATCAATGGGTGCGCCAGTAAGTTTCATATGGCACAACACAGAAAGAACATCCATCTCTAATGCCATAACCTTTTCAACATTTGCAGCAGCAAGCTTTGGCGCTAAAACTTTCCAAAGCATAAATGTGTACTTGGCATCAAGGAATGCGTACTTAGCAACCTCATTAAAACCATAAATCTCAACCATATGGCCAATGCCTTTTTCCATAGAAAAGCCAAGTTCTCTTTGAAGGCAATCATCAAGGCCAAGCTTTCCCTTGTTTTTATTATCATAAAGAAAAGACGCCATAAGGGTGTCAAAATAAGGGCCGGAAGGTATTTCTCCGCCATAATATTTAGCTACTGAGCTAAGGTCAAACCCAAGGTTGTGACCAATTGTTAAAATGTTCTCGTTAAAAAATAAAGGTTTTAGCGCTTCAAAGACTTCTGCTGGGAATAACTGTGTAGGAGGTGCTCCGAAAGATTTAACAGCTTTTTTGCGATCTTTAGAATAATCGCTGTCACGGATCGGCAAACCTGCCAATACACGTTTCTCTCCTTGGGGTGTAAGTGGAAAAGTTTCTGACTCAAATTCACCATGCGGGTGGCCAAGCGGAATAACATCACCGCGGCCATGTGTTGAAAAACTAAGCCATAGTACTTCGTTAACTGCTGGAATGACACGTTTATCTCCTACGGTTTCGCAATCGTAAGCAAAAGCATCTTGCTTTAAATAGTACGCAACCATCTCATCAAGTTGTTCTTTAGTGGTAATAATGTGTTCCATATAGTGCTCCTTATTACGCAGATGGGGCTAATGCAAATAGCACTAGCCCCGTCCGCAATGAATTAATTAGAGAAGGCTGTCTGCTACTGCTTCAAGTTCTTCCCATGTCGGAGCCTTAATGGCCGAAGCGTCAAACGGAGTTAATGCTGCGATTGCTGCTTCTTGTGATTCAACGTCAATGCCCCAGTCCTCGAGAAGATCACGAGCCTTAACTGGGTTAAGGTGATAGACGGTGCTTTGCATCTTGCCTGTACGGCTGATTGCCCAGTAGTTCTTTGTTAAAGGACCAGCTGGTGAAAAATGTGCTGCATGTAGTGTCTTATAAAGGCGTGGGCTTGCGATCATCATCTGTCGCTCGACACCGCCTGGGACACTGAGGTTAGCAATGCTGAAAGCTTTCTTGTCTTCCGGCTTGCTACCTAGCTTTACACACAATGGGTCGTTTGCACCCAATGAAATGTAAGAACGTTTGCCACTTGTTTTCTGTGACAAGAAGTGCTGCTTGTAAACAGCAAATGGGCCATTTGGATCAAGGAACTTGATGATCTGATATTCACCATCAGTGAACTTGAACTCAGATGGAAAGTCGCCTGAAGCGACTGATGATTTTTCTGCTGCATCCCAGCCTGATTGAACTACAGGCTTTGATGTTGCTTGCATTGGGCGAGACTCAATTGGAGTGTTCACTGTTGCGAACGCATCGGTCTCTGGGACATAGTCCTCTGTACGGTTTACTGCCATATGTTTTTCATCCTTTTGTTTTAGTTTTCATTGTTTTCATTTGCTCGGATTTGACTCCAAGCCTCGGCGATATCCAAAGATACTTGCCGGTGTAAAGGCCATTCTATGCGCTTTGTGTGCAATAGTCCAGCCTTATCTAGTATTTCTACTAGCTTTTCCACCATGGCTCTTGAATATAACCGCCTCCCTGCGTGGTCTTTTCCGTGAACATCCTTCTTGGTTGGAAGTCTGTACGGAGAAGCTGGTAGGTAACCTTCTTTGATCCAAGCACGTATTGAAGCAATTGGGCGACCTACTGCGGCAGCTACAGCACCAATAGTAAACATCTCAATGTCTTTGCCATTGGGTAATGTCTTTTTGAAAGGCTTGGAATCCCAAGTGGTATCCAACTCTATCTCAGGTTTTTTAACCTCTATTGGTTTGCGTTTCCGCTTACTGCCTGGATAGTAATTATCCAAGTCAGCAAAAGTAGAATTGATTAGATCATCAGTCATTCGATGCTTTAACCAAGAATGCGTAAGAAATTTTAGATGGGAACATAGTATCAACGTCAGCTTCTGAAAGCTCTCCGGTATAAACGCAAGACATGATTGCATCTTCTTGCAAAACTGGAATCATTTTTACGCACTTGTCATAGATGCCACGCTCTTTAAGAAGCGTTTCAGCTACATCCATGTCAAGGGATTTTGATACACGTCGTTGTTGTGTGAGGGTTACTTCACCTGTAATTTCATCCTCAACTTTAAGGATGACGTGACCGCGGTCATCTGTTTCACCAGCGGCTTCAACTGTAGATTTAAGACGAGATTTTAATTCATCTTGTCTTTTTGTTAATAACTCAATTTCTTTTTTAAGTGATAGATATTGACGTAAGTTAGTTTTAATATCGAGTAGGCTCATATGTTTTCCTTTGTTAAGCTTTAGAGCACTTGTGCTCTGTAGCGTCTTAAGGAAAACTTACACCCGGCCACTGACAGGTGTCAACTGTTATTTGGCGTTATTAGCCTTTACGCCCCGGTAACCGGTCTTCTTCTTGTTCATTGAGCCTGGCACCTTAAACCCTGTGCCTTTAGGCATGTTAGCTTTGCGGATCTCTAAAGCCTTAGCAATCTTGTCATGGTGCTTACCCATGAGAATCCTTTGCGTACGCCTCTAAAGCCTCAATAATGACTGAGGTAACTGTTACCCCATCTTTGGCTGCTTTGTACTGTACGGCCTTCCAGAGGTCGTCAGGGACCCGTATGGTGCGGGTCGGCGTCTTAGGTGCGTTAGGCATCTGACTAGTGTACACACCTAAACAGTGGCCATGTATAGAAACTCCTTTAAACTGCCAACATTCATGGGTATCCCGCCCTGTTCATCGATGCCTTCGCCATCTACCACCGCACTTGCCAAGGCATTTTTCTGTTGTAAAGCCTCGTATTGGCGCTCCTCAATAGACCCAGAGATGATGACATCTTGAATAACAATTGACGGCCAAGTAGAAGAAGCTCGCATAATACGGCCGTTGCGCTGGACCGCTCCACCTGAAGACCAAGGCAAATCGTAGTTAACCAACAAGTTAGCTGCTGGTAGATCTACGCCGTACCCACCGGCGTCTGAGCTAATAAGAACACGAATAGCTGGATCAGTGTTAAATGCAATCTTGTTTTCTTCTTTAGTCTTAGCATCTAATTTACCGGAATACTTGCGGCATTGATCTGGCCCTAAACCGTTAGCAATCATGTCTAACATATCAACATAGGTAGCAAAGATAACTACCTTGTTTGCTGGGTCTAAATCTAGGAAGTCTTTAACATACCCAATTAAATACTCAAGCTTTGGTGAGTCGTTAATGCCGTCTAACAAACCAGACTTTACTAACTCAGAAGCATAAGCTGAACCGCCTTTAGTTCCAAAAGTAGGTGTCATTTGACTAAATCTAGCTACAGTTCCGTCCTCGTCTTCATCTTCCCACAAAACTGTTTTATCAACAGCATCATACTTTCTAGCACTAGTACGCAAAAGATCTGGGTGTGAGCAAAGCATCTTCAAGCAACCAATTTTAGACATGATACGACCGCGTATCTCGTCTTCAGGCCCACCGCCTTTTTTCTCATAACCGTAATGAGCTATGAGGTTGAAGGAAGCACCAAACAAATTCTGCGCTTCATCTAGATCACGAATTAAATCTTCAACAATGGTGCTGTACAGCTTAGAACCCTTACGATCTAAAATAATTCGTACCGGGTCTTTGTGAATTGAATCTGGAAGAAAGGGAGCTACATCCGGATCTTTCTGAGCTTTACGTACGCAAGCTTCTTTTAACTTCTCATGCAATGTAGGCAAATTACGGTAGCGCTGTACGCCGCCCCAATTGTTACGAACAATAAAGGCTGAGTCAAAGATATCAAAACGGCCTAGTACCCCAGCGTCTACAAACTGCATAATGCTAAATAGCTCTTCTGGTTTACCATTCTCAATTGGAGTACCGGTAAGAGCGTAGCGGTATGGTGCGTTGATAAGTCGCTTTACTGCTTTTGATCGTTTAGATCTAAAAGACTTGATGGCTGTTGCTTCGTCAAGGACGACAAATCCTCGTGGTAAATCTTTGATGGAATCCCAGTCGTTAACAATTTGCTCGTAGTTAAGAATGATGTAATCAACCCCTGAAGCCCGCCAGTCCATAGCTTCGGCGTACTGCTCTGCTCTTTTCTTTGGCGTTCCATCAATAACCAAAGCGCGTGAAGTTCCATCGGTAAATTTCTCAATCTGATTAGCCCATTGATATTTCAATGAGGAAAGACAGATTATAAGCCCTGGCTCTTTAACTTTGTTCTCATCCATCAAACGTTCTATAGCAGCAATAGTAAGAACTGTTTTACCTAGACCAAGGTCGTAGGCAACTAAAACCTTATGGCGTTCAACCATACGGTCTACGGCTTCCGGTTGGTAGGGAAGTAAAGTTCCTTTAAAGGTCAACTTTGATCTTATTCTTTAGATCCTCAATCGTTCCATCATTGAGGATAGTTTCGTCAAATATCCATGGATCCATGGCTGTTTCTGAAATGTGTCCGTTTACAGGCTCAACACCCGGGCGTTCAACTTTCCAAATCTGACCACCCTGAGCTTTAATAGCGGCAGCTTCATTTGGAAACCTAACATCGGTAATAACATAACGTTCTTCTTGTGGGTCTTTAATCTGTGACAAAGTCATGGCTACCCATAGGTAATCGTCAATTAACTCACGCCCAGCTACTCCTGTGTTTTGTAGCAACATACGTACTTGGGGTTCCTGCTTAGCTTTATCCCATCCATCACGATCAACCAAGCCTTGCAAGTAACCGCTAGGACTACAAGCAACTAGTGGGTTAATAGCGTATAAAAAATCTTTAATTGGTTGGGCAAAAGCAAGCTGAGTAAATCCATGGTAATCAACTAAAATGTCAGCCACTGTGTTTTTGCCTGATTGGGCATAACCCGCAAGTCCAATAATCATACTTTTCCTCTCACTATATGTTTTGCTGTTTCTAGGCCAGACTCTATCTCAACCTTGCTCATACCGCCAACATCCTTCATATCTGTGTGTGAATAATTAAAAAACCAAGCTTCTTTGCCCATCTCTTTACATAGGTCAAGAAGGGTTAAAGAGGCGGCTTTACCGGCTTGGTCATTATCTAAAGCAATAACTAAACGATCTGCACCCCGCAATAAATTAAACTGAGCCATAGACACTAAAGCCCCATACGTAGCAACACCGCCCATGATTCCTAATGAGGCAAGGCGCACTACATCAAGGGGTGATTCAACAACAACCATTTGACCACCAACGTATTGTTTATAACCAAATAAAGCTGTGCTCTTTTTTACTTTAGCTGGTTGGTTATTAAAGTATCGGCGGTCATACCCCTTTTCCTGCCACCCCATTAACTTCTCTGTAAGTGGATCTCTAATAGGCATAATCCAATTTTTCTTTCTAGAATCCCACATAAGCTCGTATGCCCTAGCAGCATTTAAAGTTAAGCCGCGAACAGCCAAAGCTTCTTCTGGTGGGTCAACAAAAGCATGAAGCATAGACTCAGTTACAACTAAAGTTTCTTCAAGAACTGGTTTCTTTTCTTCTAACAATCGAGTAAACCTAGACATCAAACTACCGGTTGACCCAAGCCACTCACGAGCTTTATCAAACTCAATCTGCTCTACATAGCTGATTAAAGTGTAAAGACCTCCTTTAAATCCACAAGAAAAACAAATGTGCTGTCCGGTATCTGAGTTAATCCACCAAGATGGGTTCCGGTCTTCTTTACCTGTGCGCTCTGCATGTGCAGGGCAGTACCCCTGGATCTCATCGCCTCGTGTGTTAACCGCTTCAATACCAAGGCGAGATAACGTATCTGTCATCTCTTCTACGGTCATAGATCCTCTACACCTAGCTCTCTAAATAATCCGTTGTTCCAATCCCACACTAACGATACTTCTGAAAGACCGGCGTTACGTGCAGCTACAACACGGAGCAATCGAGTGTCATCTACCAACTCATCTTCACGCTGTAGACCAAAGATAACATCAGCATCTTGATGGAAAGAAGATGAATAACCAATAGCGTCAGCTGTAACTTGGCCTTTCTTCATTTTCCAATTAAGAACCTGAGTAGAAATAACTACCGGCTTGTTAATTTTTTGAGCCAAACGCTTTAATGAGCGAGTGATGTTAGTAAGCGCTTGTGGGGTGTTTGACTCTCCGGTTTGCTCATCAATCATCAAATAAGTACCATCAATAAATACGATGTCTGGATTCTTGTTTTGGATCTTGCTGGCAACACCGCTTACTGTCTGTCCGCCAGATGAATCAATAAACCAAAACTTATCTCTCATGTTTTCAATGCCATCAATAATCTTGTAGTACCGCGCCTGCTCTTCATCGGTTAAAGTACCGGTCATTAAACGCCTGTGGGAAACCTTTGCCTTCATAGCGTAGTAACGGCTTTTCTGCTCGTCGTTGCTCATCTCAAATGAGTAAAACATTGGGACCTTACCGGCTAGGTGACAGTTCTGTGCAATCTGCAAAGCAAGCGTTGATTTACCTGTCTTTGGTGGAGCAATAATTACAATGAGCTGACCAGGCTGTAAACCAGAGGTTGCTTCATCCATAGTTGGGAACCCTGTAGGTAAACCAAGTAAGCCAGGGTTGTTCTTGCGATTCTCGTATTCTTCTTTTGCGGACTTAGCAGCTTGTGTAACTTCTAAGTCATTTGACTTAGTTAAACCATCTTCTTCAAGTTTAATAATTCCGCGCTCCATAGCTTGGAGTGCACCCTCGTGATCTTGTTCTTTTTCTATAACCTCTAAAGCTGAGCCAAGTGTGGCAATAATTCTTTGTTTACGACGCGCATCAACAAGACAATCAATTAAGTATTCAACAGAGTCATTAACTGGTACGGGAGAATATGCTGGAAAATTTTGATTAATAACTTCAAGGCTTGGGCACTCACGGTACTTTGCATTGTGAGCAAGTAAAAAACTAACTACTTTACGATCAGCTGCATCAGCAAACCAAGACTCATTAATGTTGTTTTCTAGAAGTGGTGTAAGAGTTCGATCTTGAACAACCTTACTAAGGAGCTGTGCTTCGTGATTCATAACCGATTAAAATCCAATCCCCAGTGGCCGTATTGTGCTGTTCGAGTAGGTATGTCTATCACACCAATCACTTCTGGTCTATACGGAAGTTCTTCCAATATATCCTTCTGCGATTTGTAAGAACTAAAATATCTAAATGGATTAGTTCCCATTTTATCAAGTTCTTCTACAAAGAAGGTTAACTCTTCTTCGTCCATGGTAAATGACACCAGCTCAAGGGTGATCCCCTGTCTGCTTGTGTACACATAAAGATAACTTAATATATCTTTACGTATTTTTTTATTAGCTTTAGAAACCGTAAATACTTTTAAAACTTTTTTAGGCGTGAGCTCTACAATTAAGAATACATCTTCTGTAACTAATATTCTTTTGGGGAGCTCGTTGCTGATATCCCCGTTTTGCATTAGTTATAGAACCTCAACCTTACCAAACTTTATAATAAAGTCTCTAAATTCTTCGTTTGATTCTCTTGCTCGCTCTGCATCTTCTGGTGTAGCTCGGCTAGAAATTTCTAACGGGTAATTACCGTTGTTAAGTTCAATCCTTGCTTTTACAAAAGTAATGTGCTTGCACTTCATCCGGCTTGCAAAGCCTGGGCATGTGCAGTAAAACTCGTTCGGGTCGCCAACGGACACTTCGTAAATTCCAGGCCCAGACGTGCTTGTATTAGGCAGGAACACCTGCACTAGTTTTAAATCAGTACGCACTATGTTCTCTTTCATTTACGTAGATCTCCTCGTGATGACTCGATTGGTAGGTAACTAAATATTTCATGTACGAAGCTTTCTGTCGAGTCTCCATACAGCCCAGCCCAGTCCTCACGTTTGATGTTCGTAGTGATAATGGTAGGCAATCCGTTGTTAAAACGGGTTCTTAACACATGGTGAAGCATATTTTTTTGCCACCCTGAAAGGCTAGCATGCTCTCTTCCAACATCGTCTAGGATCAAAACTCTGATGTTATAAGCATCGTTGGCGCACTCCCCCATGATACCTTCGTAGATTACCTCTTGGTCCTCTGACCATCCCTCAATCTGAGAACCCTTTAAATCTAAGAGACCGCTATAAGTGATGAAGTAACAAGGGCGAATTAAAGTGTTTGAGTCTTTAACGTCAAAGGCCTCAAGAGAAAATGTAGTCATGATTTCTTGAAGAGTAGCTAGCGCAAGAGTTGTTTTACCCTGTCCCGGGGTTCCATAAAACATAAGTCCCTTACCGCAAGAAGATTTACCAGTAGCTCTGATAAATAAACCTTGGTTTGCGCCAGCTACCCAAGTTTTAATTTTTTTAAGTGTGTCAGGTTGTACATCTTTGCAGTCAGACAAAGTCCAACCCAATCGAGCAAGTGGGATACCAGCCATCTTTACCCAAGTACGTCGCCGTACTTTTAAATCATCAACTTTGAACATCGTTTACCCAATCCCAAGACTTCTCAGCTTTAACCTTTTCGGTTTCGATATCTTCTGGAGTAACCATAAGACGTTCAGCTTGAATCTTCAACCCCGCAAATTGTTGAATAAATCTTTTCCAAATATGCTCTGGGTCGTTAATTGATTTATCGTGTTTAATCTGTTGGAAGTACAGGTCAATCATGATCTTTTCGATAGCTCCGTTAGTGCCATGCGTTGATTGTGCTTGAGCTAAAGCTATACGGAACCTGCTTGTTGAGACCGACCAAGGCTTAACGTGCCACAGCTCGTGCATGCGGTTAGCAAACTCAAACGCAGTATCTGTAACACTCCAATTAGCTGGGTCGGTTGATCGCTTCTTAATCCAAGATTCTCTTTTTTTAGCCGCAGCGTCTTCTTTTGCTTGGTACTTGGCTACCCGTGCCCGGTGCCGGGCTTGCTCTATATCTTCAGGATCGTAAGGTGCTGGAAAATCGTCCACGCTTGCTCCAATCTTTAAATCGTACTCTTCATAAGTCTCCTCGGGTCCCCCGAGATAATTGGTTTGCTTCTTGCTAAATATGCTATTAGTTATTAATAAGCTATTTAGTGGAGTGGGCTGTATCAGTAAGCAGGTTTCTGGCGTCCAGGAATCGGGCTCCACAACATGGCTAATGGTCATGATATGGCCATTGATATGTTCTTTCTTAGTGACAATTAGCCCCGCTTCACGAAGCTCTCGAAGGCAGGCTGATATAGCCACCCGTCCTTCGGAAAATACCTCTGACAGGCTCTCAGCGCTTATCTGAGGCCTTGCCATGAGTAAATGCAGGTAGATACCTGTTGATCGGGCTGAAAGCACTCCTAGACGCCTTCTTTGCCCTTTTTCATTTCTTCGACGATGGCTTCCGCGAAGATTTTGGCGATGGCTTGGATTCCAAAGTAGAGATTGTCCAGCTCTTCTTCTTCGACGTCGCTTTCTTCTTCATCCTCGTCAGCTTCTTCGTCATCCTCTTCTTCGCCATCCTCTTCGTCCTCCTCCTCGACTTCAATCTTTTCTTGCTTAGGGATAGTTGGCTCCACTGTAGCTTTAATGTCTTGAGCCGGGTTAAGAGGGATCAAACCCTCGGTTAGGTCATAGCAAGGAATTTCCGCGTCCTTGCATGCTGCTAATGCGTTTTGGCAGTCTTTGTCTTCATCAGCCCATAAAAGAAACGTAGAGGCTTTAAGACCTTTAAGATGATCTACCGCATTTTTAATTGGGTTAGTTGATACGTTAAGGCTAGCTGATGGGATGCCATCAAACTTTCCAGACTCTGTAGTAAATACCAGAATGTCTTTGCCTTTGTCTTTTGCTAACTGCGTTGCAAATGTTTGACCTTGACTTGGTCTTTCAGAATAAGCTAAAACTAAAGTTCCATTAGCGCCGTTTGAACTTTGGGCGTAATAGTAATCTTCCATTAAAGCTTCTAGATTAGCTCGGCTGGTTGCTCCGTTGCCGGCGACAAGCACATAATATTTGTCCATAGGACCTCCTTGGTAGGGGAGGCACAGACTAGCCTATGTTTGAGGTTGCGCCAAGTAGACTGAAACTGGAGTTCCTGGAATTAAGTTTTCTGATAGCTTTGAGCCGATAAGTCGACTTATTACAGCAAACCGGTTCTTGTACAAATGGCTTCTGGCTGAGTTGGCGCTATTGCCTTCCCAGTACAAATCCGCAGGTGAACATGGGCCGTTGCTTCCATCAAAGTACGGCAGCAAGCCAGCAGAGTTTTCAAATAGCGCAGAATCAAACTTGATTGTTCGTGTGTTAGCGGTTGCCCATGCTACCTCTACAGCAGCGTATGCCGCAGTAGCTGGGGCTGTTGCTGTTACGTATGGGCGGATCCAGTCTTTAGCTGTAACTGTAGGTGTTGCAATACCTCCGGTGTTGTACAAGCCGTTAGCGCCAGATCTGACAGTAAATTGATCTTCAGTACAGCTAACAATAGTTACATTAGCCAGGTTATAGGTCGCCCCACGAATCATAGTAATACCGGTAATAGTTACTACCTGACCGACTGTAAAGTTATTTTGCGCCTTGTATGTGACAAGTGATCCGTCTCCAGATACGTCAGTGATATCAGCTATTAACTTTGCAGTTCTTCCGCTAACCGCTGATCCAATCAAAGCATAAGAAGAGTTATACCACTTGATTGAGGTGGTAACGGTATCTGCTGTATTCATACCCTGTGCGTACAAGCTAAACGTGTACGGAGTGTTTGGATAATGAATTGGCATTAATTGATTGTTTGTAGAGTTGTCCCAAGATCTTAGTACAACAGAAGATCCTGTAGCTGTTAGTTTTAGGGCATTACCGGCTAAAAAGATAGATCCACTGCAATCTGCTTCAGTTTGGTTAGCCGCTGTTTTTGCAAACTTAACAATCTTTCCACCACTACCTGTAATAACTGTGTGGGTTCCATTTAAGTCTGCGCCTACCCATGAAGATCCTGATATAGATATAACATCGTTAATTTTAAAATCATGGCTTACCGTTAAAGTTAAAGTAACAACGCTATCTAAAATTGCCGCTCTACCGATAGTAAATACTGAAACTCCAGGCTCTTGGCTGGTGGTGTCAATTGTGTTTGTAGAATTAGTAGCTGTCCATGGTGCAATAGGGGATGCAAAGTTTGGATTTTTTAGCTCATTAATACGTGTAGCTTTAATTGTTAAATGCACTTGTCGAGCTTCATCAAAAGTAGTTGGGTTTGAATCTTGTTCAAACTGAAGGGCATCAAAGTAATGAAATTCGCTTCCAGCAGCGGAAGCAATTTGAATAGTAGGTACCGCATAGTATGACCCAGCAGGGGCTGTATCGGTAACAGATTTACGGCTACCGCTAACTAGTTCTCCTGTAGCGTTGTTGCTAGCTGTTCCTGAAGATTCAGAGATAAAAACACCAAAACGGTCATACCAACGAATTCCCATGGTTATAGATCTAGCTGACCCGCCGGTTACTGTGTAGCCGCTGAAGCTGTAAGAAAGCGCAGCTGTTACCGGAATACCCTTTGTTAGTGGGTTAAATTTTGTAATATCTCCGTTAGTGTAACCGCATTCAATTTTTAAAGTAGCTGTGCTGCCTGATGCGTTCTTAACAGAGAGAACACCTTTTCTCTTGTTAGGGGTAAAGGTAGAGGATGTTGGCTCTTCCCATGGCTTTGGATAAGGTTTAATTGTTGGGTAAGCTTTAAACACTTTATTGTAAACATCTTGGGTTGGTACGTCAGCTCCAGTCAAAGCAAAGGAGATAGTTTTAGTGCCAACAGCTGTTACAGTAAATTGGTTATTGGTTGTGTTAAATAGGTTTAGTGGGAAGTTGCTTGTTGTAAATTTGTCGCCAACCCGATAGCCATGTGCTTTTTCTAGGGTAATTGTTGCTACGTTTGTTGCAATAGATGCTTGTAAAACTGTTTCAACTTTAATTGCTGACAATGTAGCCGTTCCGTTTAAGGAGCCCCAGTGCCCAATGCTCTCCTCAAATGATGAGTCGTTGTAGTCCAGCATTAAGTTATGACCCATTGTTAAACCATCAACAGATGGGTTTGGTTCTGTGCCTAGTGGTTTTGTGACAGCGTATCCACCAAAAGCTTTAATGTATTCTCTTAAACCTTGGCTGCTGCCTTTTTCTTTATTAATCTGTACTGCGTCACGGATCAAAATTCTAGATTGCTGGTATCCAATTTCTTTTTCGTAGTCGTACCCAAGTTGCTTTAAAAATAGTGGAACTAAAGCTCCGTTAGCTTTTTGAATATCATATTTGTTATTAAGAAGTGCAACTACTGTGTGGGCGTGGTTTAATTCAAAAGCAAAAAGAGACATAAAGTTAAACAAGTCTTTGTTATCGTATTTGCCAGAGGCATCATACGCATTTTGTATTTTAGTAATAGTAGGTAGCCCATCGTACAAAGCGTTTATATATCCGTAGTCTTTAACAGATACACCTGTCGAGTCTCCCACTCGAAGCCATGTGTATGTTACTGTTTCAAATACAAAAAGTGAGTAATAGTAATAGGCTCCTTTAACCAAGTTATTAGTATCATCGTAAACAGTTGGATCTGTCTCAATAGCAGCTTCTACAAGTAAATCGCCATCCCATGGATTTACCGGATAACCAAAAGAGTTACGAACAAGTCTAAGCTTTGACCACGTTCCGGCGGGGCTGTTCCACTTAACTTGTATATTGCCATAGCCACGAGGTTTAGCTGTAAACGAGGTCGCAATATACTGCGATGCGTTATCTGGACCGTAATAAGCTAAATTATAATAATTAATACCATAACGTGACATTAGACTGTAATGCCTCCAGTTACAGTAAGACCCCATGTGTAAGAGGTTGGTTTCTGCGGGATCTCGTTTAAGGCACAAATTATGTCATTAACAACAAGTTTAGTAACTCCACCGCCAATAACAGCTGTAGCTGTAATTGTTGTTCCAGAGCAAGCATAGGTAAATGTAGTTGTAGTTGGAATTGTTGTTACAACAAAGACTCCGTTAAAGTCGTTATCAACTCCAGTAACTTTTACAGTGTCTCCAATTTTAAGCCCATGAGCAGCAGTTGTACGTAATGTAGCAACTCCTCCAGCAAGTGTCTTTTGATCCACTACACGGGTAATATCTGCATCCGAACGAACAATTTTTGTAGGTTCGACAAAAGCAACTCCGGGTACTGAGTTAATTGCAGATGTAATATCGTTAACTGTTACACGATCAGCAAAGATAACGTTATCAAATTGGAATAGTGTGTCTAATTTAGCTGTAACCTCAGAGAGAACAAGGCTTTGCTTATACTGAGGTAGGACAGTGATATCAGCATCGATAAACGCGTTAACGTATGATGGCGGTTGGAAAGTAATAGTTGTGTTAGCTGGAATCTTGTTGCTTAAATACGCCTTTAAACTAGTTACTGTATTGTTAAACACGTTTGAAGGCGTAACTCCGTCAAGGTTAACTCCTTTATCACCAAACGGTGCAAAGTAAACAGTAACGCTTGTATAAACATCTGCAATTGCTACAGCCTTAGCTGCTCCGCCTTTAATACAAAGGTTAGCGTAATCAGAAAGTGATACAGCTCTTTCTAGTGTACGTAAACTCAATGGAGCATTAACACGAATGGCGTCGGTTGATTCAAAGTTTCCACCACCAGATGCAGCACCAGAGTCTGAAGCACTAATGTATTGGTTTAATACGCTAAGGCCTGATACACCATTAGTAAGAATGTACTTAATTGTGTTAACTCCAACATTTCCAGAAGATCCGCCACCAATACGATAAGTAGCTGTGATCTGAGCATTTACTGGTGGGATACGACCGCTTACGTTGTCACCAAAGACAACATAGGTAACGCCTTGGGCATTTGTATAGGTGCTAAAGACAGGGTCATAGTTTTGGTAATCAATTAAATATGGCACCTGTGTATAGCTGATACCGTTAACGGTTAAACTAACGCTCTTTTCAATTACAGGGGTTTTAGAAAGCTTAAATACTTGGCTTGACTCACCATTAGAGGTACCAATAACTTCATTTGCAACGGTTACGCCTTGGTTTGCAGTTACTGTAATTGATCCCGTAGCCGGCACCGTTACCGCTGTAGCGGTCTCAAAGATAATCTGTTGTGAGCTGCTGCTAGTAACGTTTGTAGTAGCTACCTGAGTTAGGGCTGGTACAACAATTGGGTTAGCAGTTGAGTTCTGAAAAGTTACTGTTACACGTGCAGCTGTGTTATTAGTTGCTTGGTACCCAAGGAGGCGAGCAAGCTGAAGTACGCTGTCGCGTTGGCTAGCTGTGGTAATAAACGACTCATTAGCAGCGCGATCAATGTAATAGTGCAACTGATCGCCCATGTAAGCAAACGCCTCAAGAATGGTCATACCAAAGTCAGCTGGATCGCGGTTTGTCCAGTTAGGGGCAAAATTAGGGATAAGAGAGACTAAGTCTTCCCGGATGGAACTGTAGTCCCTTGAGGTGTAATCGATCTGCGGGACATACTTTTTAACGGCCACTTCGTCCATTTCCTTCCACTAATAGCTCCCCGCTTCTGGAGAACAATCCGGTCTTAATCTTTACGCTTTGTTGGGTGTCTTTATCATTATAACGGTAATAGACCTCAATAACTATGTTTCCATCAGCCGGGTCTACTGAGCCTTTGACGTTTTGAAGGGACAAGGCAGGTAAAAACTTTGAAAAAGCTCCACCGATAGTCTGTTGAATAAGGCTTACAGAATCATTGATGTTTTCAAACACTGTGGCGGCAACGCTAGTACCAAAGGTAGGGCGCATGATGCGCTCATTAAGGCTAGTCATGCAAACAAGGACTACCCGGTCTTGCCAGATCTTCTTTTCATCAGATGTGAAAGTCACTGACCCATAGCTATCAAAAGCAAAGGGTAGTGTGATTGCTGTCTGGTATGCCATTAGGCTATTTCTCCTATCCATAGTGGGAAGTTAGGGTCCCCGGCTAAATACATAACTCCAACTTTTGTTCCAGCATGCGGTTTATATTTACCAATTAAATTTAAAGTAGCAATAATACCTGGAATATTTGGGCGTGTTGGAGAAGTTAAAGAATTATGGCAAGTTAAAGCTACACTGTTGTCAGCAGAGCTAAATGCAAATTGTATGTAATCACCAACCTCAAGATCTACGATAAACGGTACGGCAGCTAAAACCTCGTTTGGGTTTCCAGCCATCGTCACACGACTGTTAGTATCTGGTATCGGTGTTCCATTTTTTAACACCCAAATATCTGCTTGAGCTGAGTTAGACCCGGGTTTTGAAAATTGAGCTGAAAATGCTAATAGGTAATCCCCAGATTCTTGAACCTTTATTTTTGTATTATCAACTAAAAGCATGTTGTTGCTGTCCGCTACTGTTGAAAAATTGGCAATTGTTGCTTGATTTGCTCCAGTAACCGTCTGATCTTCAGTGCTTATAACAGTAATGTATGGATAGTGGTTTTGTGAAAGACCCCCAGTAATAGAAGCAGCCCAGTTAGTTTCAGCAGATCCGGTTACTTGAGGTACCTGTAGTGTTACACGACCGCGGTTTTCTGGGTCATTGTTATTAACCACAATGCCTTCGTAAACTCCATAAAATCTTTGATCAAAGTTCATCGCGCCCTCAATCTTTCTAGGCGCTCTGTAACAAATTGCTCTGTTACTGGCTCTTCCACAATTGGGTCTAAAGATCTAGTGCCGCTTACCCATCGGGCAGGAGAAGTATCTCTATTGCTTACATTTAACTTAGCTCGGTTTTCAATAGTGCCAAAGCTTCCGCGCTCTGTTGCATTTACCGGTACTGTAATCCGGTTTAAATAGGTTACAGGGCGGATTTTTGTTTGACGAACTCCGTAAAGAACTTTTCTTATTGGGCGAGCTGGGGGGCGTGTGACTTCTCGACTATCTGGCCCAATAGAAGCTTCTCCTAATGAGTCAGAGCCTACGTGCAAAATAGTTGTATAGCGATGGCGGTTGCGTTCTTCTTCAATAATTTTGTGCTCAACTTTTAAAATAGTCCAAAAGCCAGAATAGTTTGAACCAATACCATTTAAGTAAACCGGCATATCTGGTCGCAAAGATGCCGACCCTAATACTTCAGCAACAGCTCTATAGGGGAATGATCCGCGAAGGTCAGCGGCCTCTGACTCATACTTAGCTATTTCTGGGGTGTTAGCTACAGTGTCTGTTAAGAAAGAATCAAAGAATTCAGACTGTTCTTTTATTCTTGTAGACGCTTCTCTATTTTGTTGAGTAAATGACAAAGGAGTATTTGTAAATGTGTCAACGCCTGTAGCTGCTGGGGCCGATTTAACGTTTCCGTCATAATCCATATCTTCACCAATAATTGGTCTAAATGAGTACAAAGTAGATCCAGCAGAGTCGTTTGCCTGTCGCATTGTAAAAGTTTTAGCTTCTTCTTTATAAAGATGAAAATCTTCGTGCATTGGTTGAAAATACAATTCTGTATTTGTAGCTCGAAGCGTGTAACCAGAGTGCTTAGCCAGTTTTACTAATAGTTCCCAGTCGGTATGACCGGATTGAGCAATTTGTGGGTAAACACGTGGGTGAGGCACCGAGTAGCAAACAAAGTTGTGCTTTTCTGCTATTTGTTGTGCTACCTGATCTGCCGTAATGTCTTTGTATATTGTTTGAGAAGGTTGGCGGAATGGGTAAGAAGCCCCAATAACAACCATTTCTGTAAAGTTTTTACCTGGTGTGCGGTCAGGTTTAATATGGTGGATATACCCGTAGATATCTCTTTTTTCGGTAACCGCGGCTATTGTTACCTGCACGGGAGATCCAGGATTAAGGATGTCATACGATACATCCCAATCTCTAAACTTAATTTTAATAATATCGTGTTTATATTTTTCTTGAATGATTTCAGCAGAGTACACAGAGGTAGGGCCAAAATCGGTTTCAGGAAAAATAACACGTATAAAATTAAACATTTGGAATCCTCAAAATTGTTCCAGGAGCAATAGAGGTAAAGTCTGTAATCTCAGGGTTGTACTCAGGGATGAGCCACCAAGACCTTGGATTTTGGTAATACTTAGCTGCAATCTGGTCTAAACGCTCGCCTTGTGTGTATTGGTGCTCCCAATAGCTTAGGCGACCTAATGTTGAGAAAGTATAAAAAATAACAGGTTGTTCTGATTTAGTTGTGTTTGGGCTAAAAAAGTCAACAGTTGAGTACTCGTAACGAGATCCTTTAAATATCATTATCCAGCTCCAATTCCTGTACCAGCGAAGCATTCAATTGAAAGGGTAACTGTAGTTCTCATCGGTATCATATCTTGAGTAAACATATTGTGATTAATTGCAATGTTTGAAAGCCATCCAACATAGGATAAGTTGTTAAGTCGATCTGGGCCAAGAGATATGCCAAGAAGGGTAGGTTGTAGGTAACCAAGGTTAGCTGTGCGCTTACCCATTAAAGTTCCCCACTTTTCAACACCCATACCAGACCCGTTAATTGCTTTAAATAGGTACTCAAGATCAGCCATAGTGCCTTGGCGCATTAACGCCTCTAGCTGCTCGCCAAAAGGTTGTTTTTCTTGACCTGGGTAGTAGGCTGTGTAAAATTTTGAATAATCATTAAAATCTTTAACTTTTGATGATCGAATACACGCAAAATCATTAACTCGGTCTAACAAAATATTAAAGTTAACTGTTTCCTGACCTGGAAAAACACCAGACACAACACGTAAAGTGTCAGCAGCAGATGGGGTAATATCCATGTTTCTAGCTACGTTAGTAGAGATTTCTGACGGGTTCCAAAGGAATTGAAATCCCCATTTGCGGTCATCGTTTTTAAGCTCTACGCCTTCTGTAGTTTTAGCTAACTGCGCTGTAGCTTCAGCCAGGCTTTCTACTTTTCCAGAGTCTGTATTAAACTTTTGAAGAGCTGAAGCCGAGTGCCAGTACCAAATACGTCCACGACGGGTGCCGTGAAAAGACTCAGGGGTACTTGTGGCATTAAATACATCAGCAGCAAAATAACCGGTTTTATTATTTAAAACTCCAACATCCTGCGGCTCTTGCTCAACAGGTCGTACCGGCAAGCTCCAATTATGAGGAGGCAGATTAAACTTATAACCAATTGGATCTGGCACACCAACTTCAATGTCGTCCCCAGAACTTCCTCCAGCACTAGTTTTAGAAGCTGCTTGTGCCGTTTTGTCGGTTTCTACCTTGTTATTTTGAAGAGCACGTCGCTGCGCTTCTTCTTTGCTTACTGTTTCGTTTTCTAATTGAGCAGTAGTAAGAGCTAATTGTTTTTGTTGACGAGCAATTGCTTCTTCGTCAGTAGGCGTAGAACTAGCAGATACAGCGGTGGCAAAACCACTGCCTCCGTCAGATAAAGTTGCAAAAGTCATTATTTACTAGCCGCCATTTCTATCATATTTGTATCTTGAAGGATACGCTTTACTGCTGCTGCAATATCTTCTGCATTTCCGCTTGGGACGTTGATATTAATTGTAACGCCTCCATAATTGTGAGCTGTTGTTGGTTTATTTGCATCAAAACCTGATGATCCAAAATATTGACTAAGTTGAGAGCTGGTAAGGTTTTTTGGACTAAAATTCTTTAATGCTTTAGAAAAAGCTCCAGTATTAACAGTTTCAATTAGCTGAGCAATATAGTCTGTCTCACCAGATTCTTGTTTTGGAGTGTCGTCTGATGTATCTTGTCGTGGTTGTCCGCTTTGTACCCCAACAAGTCCAAGTTTTTTAGAGGTGTTATACCAAGCATCAGACCAACGCCCACTTCCATCAAATATTTTTTTTGCAGCTTTAGCATTTTCAAGTGGATCATATAGGTGTAAAGGTTCACGTTTAGGGTCGTTATATTTTTTCCAGTCTTTAAGAGATCTAATTTGGAATAAACCAATACTGTAGTCCCATTTATCGCTGGTAATGCCTTTATCACCCTCAGCGTTTGTTCTCCAACCTGACTCAAAACGTGAAACGTCAACAGCGTTTTCTAAGTCGTCTCCTTCAAAACCAGCCTGTGCCAAAATGTTTCTAACTTCAGCTTCATCAAGAGTTCTACCTTCATGTGGAGCGTGTACACCGCCACCTTCGTGACGATTGCGTCGACCAACAAGATGATTAGGAATAATAACGCCATCAGTTTTTGGGATAAAAAGCTCAGGACCAAGCTCACCAACAATATATGGTTGCTCATCTGCAACTTTTCCACCCTTAGCTTTACCGCCAAGTCCCAACATTGCCAAGATTCCCTTAGCCATGTCTTGACCTAAGCCGTTACCTCCACCAAGCATGGT